CCATCGCTGCTTTTTTTCGCATAGCAAAACTTGTGTCCGATTCTCCCGGCTCTCTTAAAACATCCGGACCGTGTATTGGTAGGCGTTTGCTCCAAGCATACATCAAAATAACATTTGGCAGTGTATCACGGTCATCCAGAACCTCGGAGATCTCTCCGCGTTGAGATAAAATACGCCGCGCTGTCGCGCCCCCTCTTTGACACACGCCAAAAATTACAAAACCTGAAGGATCATTTTCAGATCTCTCTGTGTATGCCGGGTCTAAACTCGCAATTATATAATCGCAGTCGGGGTATTTGTTTGCATCGGGTTTGCCGAAAGTTTGCGCCATCTCATTGTCATACAAGACCCAGTCTGAGCGCTTCCAAATTCCTCCTCCACGGGGAGATGGGCGCTGCTGAAATTGCCCGGCGGAAGCGTAGACGCCCATTACTGCTTCGTCGCGTTCAACAACTGCTAATGGGAATCGAGCAGGAAATAACAGTTCGCCGTCATCCTCTCGCGGGTCTTCAAAACCAAGCTCTGTATAACATTTTCGATCAGGTTCAAACCGCATCGGAAGACAAAGATGTACATACCCCAAGTTCTTTTCGAGTATCACGCCAGAGACATCGCCTTCATGGAGGCGCTGCATGATGACGACGATGGCCGACGAATCAGGGTTTGAAAGCCTTGTCGGCACAGCTTCCAAGAAGCTGGTAATCGTTGACTCGCGTTGAACCTCTGACAACGCGCCGTCAACCGAATGCGGGTCGTCGATGATCACACGGTCCGCACGTACACCCGTCAGCGACTGAAAGGCCGCAGCTTCTCGGAAGCCCGTCGCGGTGTTTTCGAACTTTGTTTTGGCGTTTTGATCTCCGGTTAATTTAACCGTATCTCCCCATCGCTTTTGATACCAATCTGATTGGATCAATCGACGCATTTTCGTCGAGTCACGAATCGCGAGGTTCTGGCTGTGCGCCGTACATAGATACCGAGTGGACGGCATGCCTTTCGGTCCCCACTCCCAAGCAGGCCAGAACACGTTCGTCAGCAAGCTCTTCATCGTTCCCGGCGGAACGTTTACCAACAATCGATTTATATCCCCATCGGTAATCGCTTCAAGGTGCATACAAATTGCATCGATATGCCAGCCATGAGTGTAAGGCTGCGATGGTTCAATTACAGTCCACGCTTGGCGGGTGAATTCAGCTAAAGACTCTTCACACCGCCGCTTGCTGCGTATCAAACGCAATGCGTCTACGGCCTTCGCCAACTCTATCTTCTCTGATAAAGGTAGCTGATAGACGACCTCCGGATCAAGATCTATGTCTTCTAAATCAAACATCCTCTTCGTCAACTACCTCGTGCGATGACTCCTCGACCTTGCCCTCGATATATTTACCCGTGATCAACCGAACAAGCTCGGACTCCGAGAACCGATCGTATACACCGACGGTAATCTCTGTCTGATTCTGCGGCTTGCCATGACCCCGGTCCAACAACTGTGTTGCTGCGTTGATCCGATGCTGATCGCTCGCCTTCGGATTGCGCATGATGTCAACCAAAGTCATCAACGCCTCTGCGCTGAACTCTTTCGCCGCACTCTTAAGGTCGCGCTTGACCTGCTGCTCGAAAAGCTCCTCTGGGGTGTAGACTTTCTTCGGTCGACCCAGTGGATTTCGCACTTCGCCCGGTTTGAAGCGCGTCGCGATCTCAGCCTCGGTAAACCTCGTTTTAGCCATTACTGAACTATCCCTAATCCGCGCTTTAATTCCCTTTCCACATTTCGGGAAATAAAGGGACTCTCTGCAATCCTACTCTAAAGCTGCTCTTTCGACAATAATCGACTCTCGACCTCGTCCCAGTTCCAGTTTCTCGCGCCAATTCCCTCGATCGGAGAGAACTTCTTCAACCCATACTCCTCGAGCTCTAAGATCCTGCTGCCCTCGATCACGAACAACTCATCCTTCTTGCGTCGGACTGCGATGAAAACTCTTCCGCCTAATCTAGCGCGTCGGTGTATCCATGGAATCTGAAGCGGCTGAAACTTTATCGCCCAGCCACTCGTCTGCTTAAACTCGATCCATCCCGAGATTCCTCCCGGGGCGCAAAACTCTGCGTCTGGCGTTCCCGGAGAAACCAATCCTGTCTCGATTGACGTCCAATGCCAGTCCTGAAATTTCTTGCGGAATATCGGACGCAATCCTCCGTCTGTTGTCACGCGTGTGTCCTAATCTTCCTTCGGGTTTCCCATCTCTTTTTTCCGATCTGCGCATGCTGTTGAGGCGATCTTTCTGCATGAACTTTTTTCATCGCATTCGAACGATCTTCAGATGTTCGACGAGGTTTAGGTGTTTTGTGGGGCTCAATGATCGCTCCATTTATATCTAAGTAACGCCAGACGTGCCCAACTTTAGTTTTGTGTGTTTTCCCCACACAGCAGTCTCTTATTGAATTCCCACTTTTTAAATTATACGCACGACGTGCGCTTACAAGCGTATCAAAAATCTCGCCAGTTGTAATATTTAAAACGGGTCTCCCCAATGCTTTTACAATAGCCTGACATCGTGTTACCGTAACTTCTGGCCGATTATTGACGATAGTCATCTTTCTACTGTATTCATCACGAGCACCCGCTTTAGACCAGCGCCGTTCTGCAGCTTTGCTGCATTTTTCTGAATACGCTTTTTGCTCTATTTCATTAAGTTTGTAATAAAAATCACCCATACCCGTAGCTAACGGATTCAAATTATACGCTGGCACCAAATTGTCCAAACAGCTCTGTTCTAAGTCTACTAACCCATTTTCCGGGTAAACGATTAAGATTTCAAAAACAAACTCGCTTTTATTAGGTGCTGCGTCCCACGCAAGTTGAAGTCGTGTTTGATGTTTACCATTTTTCAAACAACGAAAATGCTCTTTTTTACGGCGCTTAAAATTATTTGAAGAACCAATGTAACAATCACCAGTTCTTGTGTTTCTTATTTGATATATTCCCGTTGTATACTTCATTGAGTATTGCCCAAGTGAACATCTAGTGTGTGCTTCAAATCTCTATCGAGATTGTCTCGTCCGCGTAACCATTTTAAATAATCTTTAGGGATCTCAGCGAACTCAACGCCTCGATGTTTTCCGAAACCTAATTTTCGTAGTAATACAGGCTCTTGCGTGATCGCAACCATCTCTTTCGCAGTGATGGTCGTCAACAAATGTAACATCAATTGCGCGGTAGTGCGTGCGTCATATAACGCACTATGCGGCTGACCGTCACGTCCATCGCCGCTCCGAACATCCAAACCAAGATGGTATCGCAAAACTTGATTTGAATAGCTCGGTGCACTCTCGATAATTTTATTCGCCACTTTCCAAGTACAAATCCACGGGTGCGTTGCGAGTCCCGGCAGCATTCCACGGTCGAAATCTGCATTGTGGGCCACAAGAACATCCTTCTCGCGGAGGTCCAAATATTCGATAGCTTCCGACAGATTGCGAGCATCGACAACATCGCTGTCTGTAAGGTGATGAACCGCAGAAGCCGCTGCTGGAATTGGTCTGCCCGGATCAACCAAACAAGATTTCTCCGAGACAACAGCCCAAACGTCGTCGACCTTCTCGAGGCGTACTGCAGCGATCTCCACGACGCGATCGGTTTCTGGGTCTAAGCCTGTCGTCTCCGTGTCGATAACAACAATCATAGCTTCCCCTTCGCCCAGTTCGCCCAGCGGTTAAGATTGTGCGCCGCGCCTGCCGGAGTAATTCCGAATTTAGCCCCGATCTGCGTAATAGTCGCGCCCTCTTGCCGCATACGAAACATGTCTAATACACGCTCAGGATGGAAAGGTTTATCTTTCGTATATCCCGGGAGAGGGCCTCGTCTACCTTTTTTCTTTGCCTGTTGCATTATATTAGCCATTCCTGAAGTTTGTCGCCGCTTACAAGGGCGGCTAAGTCCATCTTATTTCTAAGAGCCTTGATGAGTCTCTCTTCCATAGTTCCCCGTACAGCAAGATCAACATATGTTACAGAAGACGTCTGTCCAATTCTATGAGCTCTTGCTTCACTCTGCTGTCGCTCGCTATTTTTCCAACTATTAGCAGCGTAAACCACAAGATTAGCAGCAGTGAGAGTATTGCCCTCCCCGCCAACGCTCTGGTTGCTAACGAAGAATCTACACTCGGGATCTTCTTGGAAACGCTTTTTTGCAACTTCTCGGTCTTCACTTGAAACTTCCCCCCAGAACCGAACAGTTGATTTTTCACCGTAAGTTTCTTCTAGCGCTTCTGCAATCTTTCGCAGGAACCTCGGGTAAGGTGCCCAAATAATGGCTTTTCCTGAGTAATCTTCTAAAAGCTCAAGAAGAGCCTGACCTCTGTTACTAGGGACGTCATGAACGACACCATTCTCGTCTGCAACGTGGCCGCATAGAATACTATGGAGTTTCGTGAGAACCGCAGCAGCGATCTGAGCTGTCACATATTGACCGTTTATTTCGGTCATCGCAAGACGCTTCATATCGTTATATGCCTTGAGCTGCTCCATCGTCATATCGACGTGCCTAATCGGCATGTATATCTTCGGAGGCAGATCAAGAACTTCTTCTGTCCTTACCCGAAAGCTATGCGCTGCGATTTTCTTTTGGAGGTCCTCAACGTTTCTGTAGCCGACGACAACTTCTACCGGCCGACCGCCTTGTTTCTTGAAGTCTACTTTCTTCGTAACTGCGTATCTCGCTCTGAACGTGAAGAAGTTTCTATGACCTAAGATGTTAGGGTCTAAGAACGCGAACTGAGAATATACGTTCAGAGGGTTCTCCGGCGCGACAAGACCTGTAAGAATACGTCGATATTTAGCTAACGGCGCGATCTTTAGAATGAATTTTGTCCGAAGCGAGTCTGGTGCTTTTATACACTGGCTCTCGTCTATGCACCAGAGAGTATCCGCGCTCTGTAAGAACGTAACTATTCCGTCTTTAGCTCGGTCTACTCTAGATAAAGCTTCAACGTTCATAAGCAACACACGAGGGTTAGCCCCCGTATATTTTAAGAAAGCCTCAAAATCTTTCGGCTTCGTTTTGCTGCTAATCCACGTAAAAATCTTCAGCTTTTTAAAGAGCTCCTCCGGAAGCCACTTCTCGAGCTCACCAACCCAATTACGATACGAACCAGAAGGCGCGACGAGAAGGAAGTTCTTAACAAGCCCCCGCTCAAGCTTGTATTGTAAGTCCATCACAAGCGTACGCGATTTACCCGTTCCCATTTCCATGAGAAGTCCGAAAGCGTCTCGCTCCGCGAGCTGCGCTGCAGCTGTAAGCTGATGTTTGTACGGGATAAACGACATGCAACCGCATCTTAGCGCGCTTTAATACTAAAGTAAAGTTAAAAATAAAAGGTGAGTTTTACGCACTTTTCTTCAGATTTTCATCAAACTGGGCTTTACTTCTACGTTATAGTGGGCTATATTGTGAACATGGACGCAAACGAAGCGCCCGAAACGAGGAGAACGAAAATGACGAACTTTATCGAACGCGCTCTTGAAACCGTTGCTTTCTTCATGCTAATCGCCGCCGCAGTTGCCTTTTGGTTTGTGACGCCCGCAAACGCGACCGATTATGGAACTTACGGAATGCCCGACGGCACGACGTACAACGCTAATAACGGTGAAACCTACGGTGCGGATCGTAATGCGTCGGATTATTCTGACAATTACCGCACTTACTACGATAACGAAGGTAACGCTCACGATTACTATCGTTACTGAAGGTCGAAACGGGCTTTGGCCCGTCAGTGCGTAAAGCGCACTCTGATGAGACCAGAAACGAGGAGAAAACTTATGAATATAGAAAAAGCAAAAATTAACGGGCAGCGCGGCTCTTGGTTCGTTGGCGTTTCTCTATCTTCGGGTTCTGAAACTCTCCCGTGTATCCAAGACTACTACTGGGCCTCGAAAGATCTCTGGATTCACCCTATCGACGACCGTATGAAAAAAGACCGCAAGCGATTCGACGCTGTCGTTGCCGCTGTAAAACGTACAGGAAAAGTAGTTGTTACTCAAAACAAAATTATTGAAGAAAACGGTGTTCTCGTTAACTTCAAACGCGTCGATTACTCAGGTGTATTTGCCGCCGATGTAATTCGCGATGACAATGACGGTATCGTAATCAAACTAAACTCGCGTCTTGCTAACATTAAGAAATGATAAGATCGAAACGGGCTCCGGCCCGTCTGTCCGTAAATCGGGCACTGATGAGATCAAACGATTAGGAAACGAAAATGATCAAGCTTCGTAAAAACGCTCGGTTCAAGCTCTGGAACGTTTTCGCCAGCAACGGTGAATTCCTCGGGGAGTTCTCCTTCTGTAAAGAAGAGGTGAAAGCCTACTTCCCCGGCTGCACGATTGAAAAGCAAACTGTTCACCTAGCATAAAAAGAGCCCTTTCGTCACTTTTTCTGACGGAAGGGCTTTACTCTTTTAACAAATTAAAATCAGATATACTCGAACACGTAGCCTCTAACAGATTTATAACGTTTGTTACACACCAGCCAAACAGACGTTCCATTCACACCATAATATTGCGCGGCTTCTTTCATCATCGGGAAAACGCGTCCGTCATTCAAACAGCGAACCGGACGTCTTTTTGTATTCGTATTTCCCATTCTAGCCGCAATTACGTTGGGGTTATTCGTTAAAGCTCTGCTCGTTTTAGCTCGGCGTTCCGGAGATTGTCTAACGCCTTTTAGCCGCGTGCCTAACGTATTCCCCATCATTCTATTCCGCAAGTTCTCGACCCACGCCTCAGATTGTTTTCGGCCGACATTAATTGTATTTCCGATCATCGCTGCATGATTAGCTCTTCTCGCGAGAGCATATTGCCACCCGGCGACGATCCTATACGGGTGTTTTTTGCTTTTGTGCGCCATTCGTCGCAACGAAAAAAGAGCTAAACGCCTTTCTTGCCCAATTTTAATTTTTGTTAACAACCAATGAGCTAGAAAATGCTCTTCGTAGGTTAAAATGGCGATATTCGCGTCTTCTTCGGTTCCGCCCATGCACCGCGGTAAAATATGGTGGCGCTCGTGTAATAACGCAGCATATACGCGTCCCTCGGCGCGTTTCATTAATCGCTCGTACGTAGCGAGGTATTCTTCCCGACGTTTATCGGAAATTTTAAAAGTTGTCTTTACTTTTTTGAGTTTTGAAACGATAACGTCTTTAGCCATCGACCAGCCCTTCTGGTTTGCGTGGTTAGGACCCCGAGCACGCCTGCAAGCGTCTCGGGGTTCCGTATTTATACCGCACCGAACCAAAACCGTAAACTAAATTTTGAATATATTTCATTTTTGGTTAAAGTGGGCTTTACTTTTGACCGAATCCGGGCTATAACTACGTCACGGTCGCGAAAAGACGACCGAAAACGATCAGGAGAACTAAGATGAAAATTTTCCTAGGCTTCCTTGCGGAACTCTTTGCTTTCTTTGCGATTGTCGCGACAGCTGCGCTGTTTTGGGTTATTACCCCGGCGAACGCGATGGAGTTTCAGATTACGAAGACCTCGCCGACAGAAAACGCTCTAATCGCGGAAGGGGAGATTTATTCAGGGGACGCAAAACGTCTTCTGAATTATTTGCACAATAACCCCGACGCCGAAACAATTCGCATGGTCTACCTGAATTCTAACGGTGGTCTGACCAATGAGTCTTACATTATCGCAGACGTCATTCACGAACTGAACTTAACAACGGTGGTGCCCACAGATGCGCGATGTGAATCCGCGTGCTTTGAGTTATGGGCCAGCGGTAAAACCCGCGTCGCTGGACCTAATGCACATATTGGAGTTCATCGCGTCAGCTGGGGCGGTCGCGAAGACGATAAATCTCGCGCTCGATCAATCGAATACGCGACATACATCAGTAAGTTTGGCGTCCCGAGAGCTATCTTAGCTTCTATGATGATGCAACCCGCCGCCGGTATTTACTACCTCACGGACGAAGATATGGCCTCGATGCACGCTTTCCGCTATACCTCGGGAGGTAACGCCAAAACCGCACAGCCCGCTCCGGCTCCAGCCCCCGCCCAGTCTTTCTCGGTCACGACCGCTCCGGAAGCCGCGCCGACCGACCCGCAAGAAATTCGCGCCCAGAAGCGCATGGAGTTCGACGCGACGTTCGCGCAGGCTTACGAAATCTCCAAGACCCAGAACCGTGGTCGCGCCGCCTCCGCTAAGAACTGCGACCGTAACGGTTGCGAAGCGATACTCGCTTACCGCGATAAGAACGGCTACTACGTCGAGCTTCACAAGTCTCTGAATACGGATAGCCGCGCCCTGTGCCGCATGACGCGTCCCGGTCTTTTCGAAGACGAATATCGCTGCAAGAACTGGTTAACTGGTGAATCTAAGGATTATCGTTGGTCGCGTGATCCTTTAATGTAAAATTGACTTTACTTCCCATCGAAAGTGAGCTATACCCAGCCCGCTTTTAACACCAGAAAGGAACACTCAATGAAGATTTACAGCCTGATTAACGGTGTCGACAACAGCACGTTTAAATACTTCGCTAGCCGTGCCGACGCCAAGGCTCATAAGAAAGCGAGCCCCGACCGCAACCTGAAGATCGCCGCGGTTGAAATTAAAACAAACCGCCCGGGTCTTGCTGAGTTCCTTAACGTGAATGTTCTTGGTCAGGCTCCCTCTGCGCCGACCGAATAACTCTACGTTTCTGTTTCTCCTGTAAACTTAGCCCGGATAACCTCCGGGCTTTTTCTTGCTTTTTTCAAAAATAACACTTTACTTCTCGGATAAAGTGGGCTATATTCTGATCATCGGTTAGGGATAACCGATTTGACTGAAAACCGAGGACAGAAAAATGTTTCACAAGAAAGCTCACGAAGCCGATGTCTCCATTTACCAGACCTCTTATGGTTTTTGGAAACTCCAGGCCAAAGACGCTGCTGCCGTCCAGTACCTGTCCGACAACGGCTTTATGCCGGTCGATTACAGCCCCAACACCCCCTACGAAATTGAAGAGCCCGTAGCCCGCTTC